GGATTCTCCAGGGTCCAGTTAGGTATCTAAGGACCAGGAGACCTCCTGTTAGTTGTAAGAAACCAAATACAAATCGAAGTCCACGCTTGACTCCATTCTCCTTGATTCCCTTGGCACTATGGTCACCAAACATGTTGGTGAGTCCGTCCATAACAGCGAACACACCAAACTTGGTAATCTTGTAGGCAAACTTACCAATGGCAACAAATAGTCGGATTACCTTTACTATCTTATCTGCGTTTTTCTCTATGTAATCTAGGGCACCAAATGCCAGGAAGGCACCAAAGATTGCACTGAAGAATCCTGCAATCTTTTCTAGGAATGTCTTGACAGGTTTTAACTCCTTCTTTTTATCCTCAACCTTCCCAGCATCTTTCTTGCCGCGATCAACTGCTAACTTAGCAGATGAATCCCTTCTGAGTTTCTGAGTATTCTTATTTTCTTCCTTCGCAAGTTTAGACTTGAGTAACTTTTTATTCTTTACCCTATTCTTGTCAGTCTCGATTGCTTGATTGTGAGTTGTATTCAGGAATTCATTTTGAAACTTGAGCAACTCATACATGCTCTCAATACTTTTACCAATACCTGTGGTCGTGCCTCCAATGCGATTCACAGACAACCGAAGGGCATTAAAATTTTGCCCTGTTTTGGTGACAGCCTTAAACGGTTTAACTTTTAGGTATGACCTGATTATTGCCATTAGAGTGAGATTCGGTTGCTATTCTTTTCGCTATTACGACGACGCTCTTCTTCTTGTAGGAAAGCAAGGAGAAGATTCACATACACATCTCTTTCCCAAGGTATCATATCCTCCAATTCTGTTAGAGAATACTTATGGTGCTGCATCAGGGCAAAATTAGTCTTGTAGTAATTCTCAAGATTATCATGCAGCAGTGCTATGCGAAAAAAGACGCCAATCCCTCAAACACAATCTCATTATCTTTTTTGGTCTTGGGATTTCTCACAGTCATTTCATATCTCAGTTTAGGCATAGTCTCAAAGAAGTTTTGGACCTTAGCAAACTGATCAGAATTCAGAGACTCCAGGAAATCAATTGCTTCCTTTTTGGTGAAGCTGTCATAAGTCTCATCTTCATCAAATGCTTGGGCAATACAACCTGCCGCAAGCTCAAAGATGTCATCAATACCAACATCGCCTTCTGTCATATTCTGATTGACGAATACATCCAGCGAAGGATACTTCATGATCACGCCAACTTTCTTGTCAAACATGATCTTAGTGTCATGACCCTCAGGCACATCAATCTCAACGTCTTGCAGGGGAATCTGCACTTCAACCTGAGTTACTTCATCATCTGGGCAAGTGACCTTAAATTCACTCACTTCACCAACTGCTTTACCACGAATTCTGAGGAAGATGTATTCCACTTCAAAAGTGGCAAGTCCCTCAACCTCATTCTCTTTAAGGTTTGTGCAGTTTTTAATGATAGTTTTGACCGCCTTGATCATCTCCTTCTCATTCTTGGATTCCATAGCAAGATAGAGGAGTTTCTCTTCCTTCACGAGGAAGGGGCGATATGTAAGTTTTCTCCCTGTAAGGGGCATCACCAAGTCATACTCGGGCAATGCAAGTTTAGGCAAAGGCATAATAAGTCACCATTATCTTAATTCTATTTAGATACCAACAGCGGTAATGCCTGTCAGTTGTGGGTCGATCATGAGTGCTCCCAATACATTGGCACTCTCCATGGAAAGCTCTCGGTCCTTCTCAGTACCACTAAACATCTTCCTACCGTTGACAGTATCAAAACGATATCTCTCATAATAGAAAGAAATATCCAGTTTCAATAAGTCAGTGGGTCCATTATTTAGGGATAGAGAAGACATATCGAAAGGAAATGCGCCATATAGCGTCCAAGCACCTGTGACGCCATTTAAGCGACTTCTATAAGTTTTACCATTCTTTCTGTTTACGCCAACATAGTTGGATGCCACTTCCCACTTGATGATTTTGATAGTTGTGACATACTCTCGGTAGAAGTTGACTCTATTTTCGGCGTCAGATGCAGCGAAATTCATCCAACGCTCAAAAAACTTCCTGTGCCAATAATCTTGAGTCACAAGGAAGGAGATTTGCATTTCCGAGAAACTCGTATCTGTGGCAAATCTACGCATCGCACCAACATCTCTAACAGATCCAACTGTCAGTCTTCTTCCAGGGACAGTGACAGAATCTGCAAAATAGTTGATATAGTCGTAATAATCTTTCGAGGATACCTCTAATGACTTACTTGCCGTTTCCTTATTGATACTATCCAATGCTTTGCCGAATCTTCCGCCAGCAGAATACATTGCAGGAGGAGGATCGATGACGATCTCAAATAGGTTAGATCTAGAGGGAGTCTTATCACCTGAACCTATTAGATCGGCAAATTTACCGAAATCATTTGGATTGAGAATAGCAGACATTACGTCAATCGGCTCCAGATTACATTGCTTGGGACTGGCATTGTCAGTCCAATGGTCGGTTTCCTTAAGACAAATTGCTCAAGGGGTAGTGGCACATAATCTTCAAAGTCACTCGTCTTAAACTGGTATATTCCACTAGCATTAGACATAAAGTATTTATGATGGCAACGCTTAGGGTAGTAGCGTGTACCAGTCTGATACCACAAATCACCTACATCCTTTCTTCTGGCTGGTCTCAGGTAGTGAATATTGCCACCTTCAAACGTGCCGTTACTCTCACTTGCCTTAACAATAATCATCAGTGGATTAGTGTCATAAAAGGGCAAATCTGGGGTTGCCGCTCCATAATTAAACATCAGAA